GTAAAATTGGTCATGCACTTATAACTTATTTTGACCTAGACGCAAAAGGTTATAGAACTGCAAAAGGTAAATGGGAAGTGAGGTACTAATGACAAGCTTTGAATTTTATTGTTGCGTTGGTTTTTTTGGTTTAATAATGGGAATGGTGGTAGTAGCATGAGTGAATATGTTTGGTGCCATGGTCCAAGTTGCCATACAAATCACACAGTTGACAGGGTGCGAGGTAGTAAAGGTAACAAGGTCCTAAGAACTCGTAAGATACAATTTAATCCAGAATATTTAAATATGTATTCTTATTTTTGTAGTAATGGTTGTTATAATGACTTTGCAAATAAATATATTGAACAAGTTATTGCGATTGCACCTAGACGCGAGCCGCTAGAAACACCGATTGAAAGAGTTGAGAAAACAACTCATACTACTAATTGGGGACATACCTATACTAATACTAGGATAATAACTGTTGACAATAGTTCTGGATAATATATTATCCTATATATAACAGAAAGGAATAATATGACAAAAGCAAAAACATTAAAACCAGAGTTCTTGCCAGGTGGAGCGAGAAGACAAGAGATGTTAGATAAGGCAGTTGATTATCTAATTACACCTGGTGCAAGTCAATCAATCAAACATGAGTTTTGTTTAACTTATCTTAAGATGACTGAAACAGAATATCTTGAGGCATTAAACAAAGCAACTAACGGTGCATTAGTGGGGGACTTATGGAACTAAAACAAAAGGTTAACACAGATGCAGTTGAATTTAAAATCATCGAAGATGTTAAAGATGAGCCGACACTAGAGTCGGCTCAAGAGTTTGTTGGTGGAATGGTTGAAGGTATATCATTTCCTAACGGTGATTATCTTATAGTAAATGAGGAAGGTAAGTTGATGGGTCTACCATTAAATCCAGAAGGTACAGCGTTATGGCGTATGACATTTACTAAAGAAGAGTATGCATTTGGATATGATGACTGGGTATCTGGTCCCGCTATCCTTATAAAAAAGAAAGCCCTTAAACGTTGGGCATAGTTTCTGTTAGACTAGTAGCGTGGTACCGATAGAGGTACCACGCCAATCCCAAAACTTCAAAACTTTTAATTAATTAAATATATATTTATATAAAAGGGGTCCCAGACTATACCCTTTATGCTTTGATTTATAGATTTATAGGGTATAAATACTTATAAGGTTCCAAAATTAAACCTAAAAAAATTTTGCAAAAAAATTTTCGAAATGGAAGTAGATTTAGATAAGATAAAAAAATTACCACCTGATGTCAGGAAAGAGTTCATGAGAACTTTTGTAAAGTATTCTGACAAAAAGAAAGAACATAAAATCAAAAATGACTTCATGTCTTTTGTTAAACATGTTTGGCCAGAATTTGTTGAAGGTGGACATCATAAAAAAATTGCAGAAAAATTTAATCGTATTGCTAACGGTGAATTAAAACGTGTTATTATCAACATGCCACCAAGACATACTAAGTCAGAGTTCTCTAGCTTCTTGCTGCCCGCTTGGATGATCGGGCGTAACCCTAAATTAAAAATTATTCAATCCACTCACACCACGGAACTCGCAGTTAGATTCGGGCGTAAAGCAAAAACATTAATGGACTCGGAAGAGTATAAACAAATATTTGACACTCGTCTTAGAGAAGATAGTCAGGCAGCTGGTAAATGGGAAACCCAACAAGGCGGTGAATACTTTGCAGCAGGAGTTGGATCAGCGATTACTGGTCGGGGTGCAGATTTATTAATTATTGATGACCCACACTCGGAGCAAGATGCTTTGAATGTAGAAGCTCTTGAGCGTGCTTATGAATGGTATACATCAGGTCCTCGTCAGCGTTTACAACCGGGTGGTACAATTGTTTTGGTTATGACAAGATGGAATACAAAAGATCTAACCGGTAAATTATTACAAGCACAATCAAAAGAACCAAAGTCGGATAAATGGGAGATCATAGAATTTCCTGCTATCATGCCTTCAGGTGAACCGGTGTGGCCAGAGTTTTGGAAGCTTGATGAATTAGAAGGAGTTAAAGCTTCACTATCTTTGCCTAAATGGAATGCGCAGTGGATGCAAAATCCAACTTCAGAAGAAGGAGCTTTGATCAAACGTGAATGGTGGCAGAAGTGGGAATCTGATTCATTACCTCACTTACATCATGTTATACAATCTTATGATACAGCGTTTATGAAAAAGCAAACAGCGGATTACAGTGCGATAACGACATGGGGAGTCTTTTATAAAAACGAAGATAGTGGTCCACAGTTGATATTATTAGATGCTTTAAAAGAACGTTTGGAGTTTCCTGAACTACGTCGCGTTGCAATGGATCAGTATAAATATTGGAATCCTGAGACAGTTATTGTTGAATCAAAAGCGTCTGGTCTACCTCTAACTTATGAGTTGCGAAAAATGGGGATACCTGTTATAAATTTTACACCCTCAAAAGGTAATGATAAACATACGAGGGTAAACAGCGTTGCACCTCTATTTGAGAGTGGATGCATATGGGCGCCCACAAATGAAGCCTTCGCTGAGGAAGTCATTGAGGAATGTGCAGCTTTTCCTTATGGTGACCACGACGACTTAGTCGATAGTATGACACAAGCTGTAATGAGATTTAGACAAGGCGGGTTTTTGGAACACCCAGAAGATTATTTGGATGAGCCATTGCCTGAACCTAAAAGGACATATTACTAATGGGATCAATATTTAAATTTTTAAAATCTTTAACAAGTCTTGCAAAGAATAAAAACATCACCATAGATGAAGCTTATAAATTTGCAAAACAAGAGTTTGGTGAAGTTAATGATTTATTAAAATTACAGATCAATAAAATTTTTAAAGAGGTTGAAGCACCAAGTATCAAGAAACCTTCTAAAACAGAAGGTAAAGTTATCGAAGCAGTGTTTGAACCTGGTGTAGATAAAAGAGGTAAAAGAGTTGAAGAGTCTGAAAGTCAGTTAATGAAAAGACTTGAAGAAGGAATTAAGACTTTAAAAGTTCCTCAAAATTTAACAACTGGTTTAACTAGAACATTAGCTAGAGAAATTTTAATGAAAAGAGGAATAGATCTTGGTAAAGGTATGGATCCAATAGAAGTATTTAGAAGTAAATTTGGTGAAGAAATTTTAGGTGATGTTGCTAACCTTGCAGATGAATTAGTTGAAATGGAAGCAATGGGTAAGACTCCTAAAAAAATAGAAGAGATTTTAAAACAAGAAGGACTTTTGGATGTCAAGATGCCTAAAGAACCCCCAAGAGGATATAGCGACGAGGAGCTAGCAGCTATTCAAAAAGAAATTGATCAAGAAGATGTTTTATTAAAGTTTGATCCAGAAGATAGAGAACCCAATGCAACAGGTGGACGTGTTGGTTTTGCTTTAGGAAGTTTACCAAAAGGTATTCAAGCTTTAGTTAAAACTATAAATAAAAAATTTGGTAAAGAAACATTAAAGACTGCAGATGAAATGGAAAGACCTAAAGCTGCAAAAGAAAAAGAAATGTTTGAAAAGTTTGAGTCTAGAAATCCTGATCGAAAAAGAAAATTAACAGATGATGAGATCAAAGATTATGAAGAAGAGTTAGGAGATAGTGAAACTTGGATGATGGAAGGAACGGTTGAAGAAGCAGAAGAAGCTTTAAGAAGACAAAAAGAATATCAACAAGATATGTTTACACAATACAAAGCAGGTCGATTAGATCCACAACCTGGAGAAAAAGGTAGAAAAGAATTTTTAGAGAGTAAACTTGAAGAGATGGAAATGTCTGGGGATAAAAGATTAATGACAGTTGATGAGATTGAAGAATTATCAAATATGGATCTTGAAGCTGAAATGAATGTAGCAAAATCTTTAGCTCCTAAAATGGTTGAGCGATTAGAATTAAAACAAAAGTATCCTGGTATCACAGATGAATTAATAGATAGAATTTTAATTGATGACAATATGCAAAGAAAAGCAGAAGTCTTGGCTACATTAGATGAAGCATTTAAGATGATGGAAAAAGGAATGGGACCAGATGAAGTTTTAAGTACAATCAAAAATGTAACTAGAACTAAACAAGCTGGAGGCGGCTTAGCATATTTAATGGGTCTGTAATGGATAGAGTTAGTGGAGGGGGAGGAAAAGCTTATTTAGAAAAAGAAAATAAGTTAATTAATTTTTTAAGAAAGAAATTAAATAGAGGTGAAACTAATATAAAAAAAGACCTATCTGGTTTTGTAAAAGAATCTAAATTAGATTTTAACAACACTCAGTTTGTTAGAGTTCTTAAAAGAAATTTTCCCAATACGTTTGTTTACAAAGGAATGCAGTACGAAGACTTACCACAGTCTATAAAAGATAAAATAATAGATCTTTCTAAAACAAAACCTACAGCAGAAATAGCTAAAGAATTAAAATCAGAACTCCCTGCTTTTTCAGATAACACTACAGCGTCTAGATCCATAAAAAATTTTTTAGTCAAACAAGAAGTTACCCCTGTAGAACAAGTAGGTGGTTCTAGTATGCCAATGAATGAAAGATTAGCTAAAGAAAAGATAATAACTGATTATATAAAAAAGAATCCCGATGTAATCACTGCCAATGCAATGGCTAAAAATATAAATCTATTAAATCCAGGTTTAAATATGTCAGATAGTTTTGTTGAAACTACTATTAAGAGATTAAATTTAGATGATTTAATTACAACAAGACACGCTGAAATATTTCCACAAGTTCAACAGTTAGATAGAATTTTGAAAAAAAATAAAAAATTATTATTATCTGATCTACCTTCAGAAAGTAAAAAAAATACAATTTTAGAAATTTATGCAAAAGAAACAAATCAAAATTTAGATGACGCTGCTTCAAATTTAAAATCAAGATTATCTAAACTAGGTAGAATATACGCTGGAGAAGAACAAAGATACGAGAAAAAATTATATAATAAAATAAAACCTCCTGCAAATTATATGGATTCTTATTTACATCAAAACATTGTTGGTATCACAAATAGATCTGGAAAAATTAGTAATTACGAAATGGGAAAACTTTTAGGTCTCCCTAAAAAACAATTAGATTTAATTCAAGGAACTGCCAACATGATGAATGCTTTTGATTTTAAAGTAGCAGGTGACCATACCGACATTAAAGCTTTAATGAAAAGAAATAACTTTCGTAATTATAAAAAGAATTTTACTAGAATAGAATATATTAAAGATAACTTAAATGAATATAAAAGAAATTACGATCGTAAAATACTATCATTATCAAAACAAGCTGAAGTAGCAACTCCTACTATTCAACAAGAATTATTAAAACAACAAAAAGCATTGCAAGATGATTTTGCTAATAAAACTGGATATAGAATAGGTGGATTTGGTATTGAAAAAGGAAGGGTTACAATTAATCCTCAGACTTTAAGGCTACCTGATTTAAAAAATCCATACAATGATACTCTTCAACAAGCGATGAAAAATTTTAATACAACAGGTCTTCCTGGTAAAAAAGGAACTACCTTCAATCAAATTGATCAAAGATTGATAAATGCTACTCCACAAGAGAGAATAGAAATATTTGAAGAAATATCTGGAACTGATAAAGCTAAAAAAAGTAAATACCTAAAAGCTTTACAAAAAGTACCAAAGATAGGTAAACTTGCTACAGCTGTTATTGGTGGAACTGCAGGCGCTGTCGGTATTTCTGCTTTAGCAACCGCAGAAGAACCAGATCAAAAGTATGCACCTCCAGAAGATATAGAATTTGGAGATCCAGAAACTTGGGATAAAAAAGTTTTAGACTTTGTAGCAGAATATCCAGTTGAATCTGCAACCGCCGCAGGAGCTACTGCATTAGGTGGAACCCTTGCAACAAAAACAGGAAGAAAAGTTTTAAGTAAAATTGGTCAAGCTGCATTATCAACACCAGCAGGAATGGTTGGATTAAATTTAGCTGTAGGCGTTGATCCAAAAGAAACTTTCGATAGAACTTTATTAGAGGCAGAATTAGTAGCAACCCCTGCATTAGTTAAAGGTGCAGAAGCAATGACTAAAAATCCATTACTAAGAAAAGCATTAACTTTAGGAATAGGACCAAGATTAGCTGCAGGTCTTTCAGGTGTAGGTATAGCCGCATTAGCAGGTGAAGGTTTATATGAACTAGGTAAACGTGGAGCTGCTGAGTATGAAAAATTACAAGCAATGACTCCAGAAGAAAAACAAGCATACTTAGCTGAACAAGTTGATCCATTAATGGATGAAGGTGGCATGGTAGATATTAGTCGAGAAGGTTTTAAAGATGGAAGTAAGCCACCCAAAATGGATAGAAGAAAGTTTATGAAAATTATGGGAGGTATTGCATCATTACCAGTTTTAGGTAAGTTTGTAAAAATAGCTAAACCTTTAACGCCAGCTGTTTCAAAAGCTGTTGATGGCATGCCTACTTTTATATTTGATCTTATTGCTAAAGTTAAATCAAAAGCTGAAGCAACAGGAATGAAATATTTTACCGGTAATAGATCTGATGAATTTGCAGATGTTTATCAAGCAGATAATTTTGTGGTTACAGAAAAAGGTAACAAAATAACACTTAGAGAAGTAGATGATCCTGACAGACCTGGTTATAGAGAAAATGAAATAGAAATAGAAGTAGACCCTGAAACAGGAGGTGTGACTTATAATGAAGCAAGCGCAAGACCTGATATGGAAGGTAAGCTTAAAGATGTTGAAGAATATATTGACGAAGATGATTTAGAAAACATGAGAAAATATACATACGATGAATAGACTAGGAAAAAAGAGTGGTCCACCCCCAAAATCAGGGCCTACGCCGCAGGGCTTGAATATTTCTTATAATACTGTTAGAACAGTCAAACAATCTGGAGAAAAAATAAATGGCAGATATAGACAAAGCTCTTCCAAACGTAGAGCAAGAAATTAACATACCTTCTAGTGTTGAAATTGCAGAAGCTGAAGAAGCTGAGCAACAAGAATTAGAAGAACAGGGGAACCCTGTAGAGATTACAGAAAATGAAGATGGATCAGTTGATATAAACTATGATCCTGCAATTGCTTCTGTTGCAAATACAGAAAATCACTATGCTAATTTAGCTGACCATTTACCTGATGATATATTAGGTCGATTAAGTTCTAACTTATTTCAAAATTATCAAGATTATAAAAATTCTAGAAAAGAATGGGAAAACTCTTACAAAACAGGTTTAGATCTGTTAGGATTTAAATATGAAAACAGGACGGAACCATTCTCGGGTGCTTCGGGTGCCACTCATCCGGTGCTTGCTGAAGCTGTTACTCAGTTTCAAGCGTTGGCATATAAAGAGTTACTCCCAGCTGATGGACCAGTCCGAACACAAATAATTGGAATTCCAACACCAGAAAAAACTCAACAATCAAATCGTGTAAAAGATTTCATGAACTATCAGTTGATGGATCAAATGAAAGAATACGAACCTGAGTTTGATCAAATGTTATTTTATTTACCTCTTGCAGGTTCAGCATTCAAAAAAGTTTATTACGATGAAGTTTTACAAAGAGCGGTATCAAAGTTTGTACCAGCAGATGATTTAATTGTTCCGTACACAGCTACCTCATTAGACGATGCGGAAGCAATTATTCATCGAATAAAAATTTCAGAAAACGAATTAAGAAAACAACAAGTTGCAGGTTTCTATAGAGATATAGATTTAAAACCAGGTCAATTAAATGAAGATGAAATACAACAAAAAGAAAATGAGCTTGAAGGTAGAACTAGAAGCAAAGAAGAAGATGTATTTAATTTATTAGAGTGTCATGTTAATTTAGACTTAGAAGGTTTTGAGGATATTAATCCTGAAGATGGTGAGCCTACTGGAATTAAACTTCCATACATTGTAACACTAGAAGAAAACTCTAGAGAAATTTTATCTATTAAAAGAAACTATGAAGTGGACGATCCACAAAAATCAAAAGTACAATACTTTGTACATTTCAAATTTTTACCAGGGCTAGGTTTTTATGGTTTTGGTTTAATACACATGATTGGCGGTTTATCTAGAACTGCAACAAGTGCCCTAAGACAACTATTAGATGCGGGAACGTTATCAAACTTACCTGCTGGATTTAAACAACGAGGAATCAGAATTAGAGATGATGCACAAGCAATACAACCTGGAGAATTTAGAGACGTAGATGCACCAGGAGGAAACATTAGAGATTCATTTATGATGTTACCTTTCAAAGAGCCTTCTCAAACCTTATTACAACTTATGGGAGTCGTGGTAAATGCAGGACAAAGATTCGCTTCTATAGCGGACCTGCAAGTAGGTGATGGGAATCAACAAGCAGCTGTGGGCACGACTGTAGCATTGCTTGAAAGAGGAAGCAGAACAATGTCTGCTATTCATAAAAGAATTTATGCAGCGCTTAAAAATGAATTTAAATTATTGGCAAGAGTTTTTAAACTTTATCTACCTACAGAGTACCCCTATGATGTAGTTGGTGGTCAAAGAATGATTAAACAACAGGACTTTGATGATCGTGTAGATATCTTGCCAGTTGCAGACCCTAATATTTTCTCACAAACACAGCGTATTTCCCTTGCGCAAACAGAGTTGCAGCTGGCAACTTCTAATCCAGGTATTCATAATCAGTATGCAGTTTACAGAAACATGTATGAAGCATTAGGTGTAAAAGATATTGATAAAATTTTAATTCGACCACAACCCCCACAACCAAAGGACCCTGCGTTAGAACACATCGATGCTCTCGCAGGGAAACCATTCCAAGCGTTTCCAGGTCAAGATCATAGAGCACATATGACTGCTCACTTAAATTTTATGGCAACTAACATTGCAAGAAACAATCCAGTTGTTATGGCAAGTTTAGAGAAAAATATTTTTGAACATATTTCTTTAATGGCACAAGAACAAGTTGAAGTAGAGTTTAGAAATGAGTTACAACAACTACAACAAATGCAAATGGCTATGCAACAGAACCCACAAATGGCTCAACAAATGCAAATGCAGGTTAGAATGTTAACTGAAAAAATAGAATCTAGAAAAGCAGTACTCATTGCAGAGATGATGGAAGAATTTATGAAGGAAGAAAAAGAAATTACTTCACAATTTGATAATGATCCTATTGCAAAACTAAGAGCAAGAGAATTAGACCTTAGAGCACAAGAAAATTATCGTAAAGAACAAGAAGCTAAGGAAAGAATTAACCTTGATAAGATGAAATCTATGATGAATCAGATGAATCAAGAAGAAAAACTAG